CTAGTTTTGATGCGGTGTTGGACAATGACGGCACCATCGAAGACTTGTTTGCCCAGGTCAAAAATCTGGTGTCAAATCACCTTGCCGCCAGCGAACGCCCTCTTTATGCAGGACTCGAACGCAGTTAGCACAAACTGTTTTCAAATTGGCAGGACGGCAGTTATCTAAATCTCCGTCCACATGAAACACTGTGAACACTTCTCGATGTGGGCTTTTGAATCCGCACTTGTCACACTGACTTTTTATCCTATAGCCAGCACGATACCATCGGGCAACTCCATGCCCTTTTCCATGCTTCAAACATAGATTACACAGGCTTCTGTAGTAGGTGTGTCCATTTTTACGATAATTTATTGCGGTAGGTCTCAAGCCGCATGTGCATAGTGGTCTCATACTGTATTTAATACAACCAGGCCTTTTCGAGACCTTTTCGATGGTGTATATAACACCCAAAATTCCAAAATACTATAAATACATTAAGAACATGTACTCATGGAGATAACACAATGGCTCAATTAAGTTCACCAGGCGTAAGCGTAACAGTAGTAGACGAGAGTTTTTACACTCCGGCCGCTCCCGGAACCGTACCCCTAATTATTGTTGCAACACAACAAGACAAAATGAATTCCGCTGGAACAGGTATTGCTCCAGGCACAACTAAAGCAAATGCTGGCAAGGTATACTTGTTAACAAGCCAAATGGATCTTGGAACCACTTTTGGTGTACCATACTTCCAAACTGATGCGGCAAACAATCCTGTACACGCTGGAGAATTAAACGAATACGGCCTACAAGCCGCTTACAGCTTCCTAGGTGTTAGCAGTCGTGCATATGTGGTACGTGCAGATGTTGATACAAGTCAATTGGAAGGATCTGCTGAGATCCCAACTGGCGATCCAGTTGATGGAGCATTTTGGTTGAACACAGCAACCAGTGCATATGGTGTTTTTGAATGGAACGCAAATGTTGCAACCACCACAGGCGGACAAACATTTACAGAACAGCAACTGGCAGGTAATTTTACAGTTATTACTGACATTACCAAAGTGAACGGAAGTTATGTACCGTTGGCCAGTTACGGACAACAAGGCAACTACGCACTTGTGGCGTTAACAACTCTTCCCAAGCTATGGTACAAGAAAGGCAAGACAGATACAGCAGGCGGAACATGGGTTCAAGTGGGAACCAGTGCTTGGAAGGCAAGCTGGCCAGCCGCAGTTGCTACCAGCGCAAGTCCAACATTAACAGCCACTGGTACCAGTTTTACTGGCCAAATTGCCGGCACAACATTGACAGTGACCAGTGCAATTACTGGTGGTGATACTGCAATTGGCAGAGGTTCAGTGTTGGCCAACGCTGGAAATACCATTACAGCTGGCACATCCATTACCGCTGTCAACACAGCGTCATTTACTGGTACAGTTAGCACAACAACACTAAACGTAACTAGTGGCGTAACAGGCACACTGGCAGTTGGTATGGTCATTACTGGTATTACACCAGCGTTTACTTACATTTCAGCATTGGGAACAGGCACTGGCGGCACAGGAACTTATATTCTAAGTGCCAGTGCAACGGGCACACCAACAGCAGGCACAAGCTACACAGTCAGCGCAAGTCAGACTGTTGCCACTGGTACCATAACAACTGGTAGCACAGGATTATCAATCAATTCAGTGTTGTTTGAAGGCGTATCAACAGTTGACGCCATGGTAACTGCCATCAACGTTGGAACAGCCGCTGGCATCACAGCCTCAAACAACAATGGATACTTGACATTATATTCAACTGGTGCAGATATTGTTATCAATACAGACACCGCTGGTTTTGGTTTCAGTACTACTAAAACTTACAAGACACCAGCATTGGTCATGAGCAGCCACATGAGTATACCACCATATGGACGATATGAATCCGGCACCATTGACGGAATTGCTGTGAACAATACCAACACTGCCAACGGATACCCAACAGGCAGTGTGTGGATTAAAACTACAGCAGTAAATCGCGGTGCTCAGTTGAACATTAGCAGATACAGCAGTGACACATCTTCGTGGATTGCTCAACCAGTTGCATTGTATGCAAATGGCCACTCGGCTTTGGCCGCTTTGGATCCAAGCGGTGGCGGTATCAACTTGTCAGCTAGTCAATTGTATGTAAAATACAATGACAGCGAAGCAGTGCCTGCATTGGCAGATTTCAAAGTGTATTTCCGTGGCGGCGTTGGCCCGATGACCGTAACTTCTAGCATTATTACAACTAGCACATTTACAAGTGCAACCACTTATGCATTTACAGTAGGCGCTAGCCAAAAAGGAAGTGCCGCAACACCTGTACAATCTGCAACAATATCATTTGTAGCCACAGCCAATGCAGTTACTACTGCAACAGCACTAGCCACTGCATTTCAAGCCGCGGTAACTGATCCACTGGTTAGTTTGGCTATCAATGCAGACAACAGCATCACAATCACCCACTCGCAAGGCGGCGACTTGGTGTTTGTTGACGGCACTAATACTCCAGTGAACAAATTATTCACTGCGGGCACTACAAAGAATTTCAATGCAAGTCCAACCGGAGTTGCCAATAATTATCTAGCCAGCTGGTGGTATGCCACTGTTGGCGGAACCAGCACTGGTAGCGGTTTGGTAACTCTCAGCGCAAATCCACCAACTACCACACCAGCAGATGGTACATTATGGTATGATACCAGCTTGTCAGAGTTTGACATCCTAGTTCATAACGGAGCCAAGTGGTGCGGTTATACAACAGCAGAAGCCAAAGCAATTCTTAACCCTACAGGACTAGGCAGCGGCAATACTGATGCCAACGGTCCTATTATCAGTGCCACACAGCCCAAGAAGCAAAGCGATGGATCATCTGCACTGGCCAACGGCGACCTGTGGATTGACACCAGCAACATAGAAGATTTTCCAAAAATCAGCAAGTACGATTTCTTAAACAAGAAATGGATAGCAATTGATGTAACTGATCAAACCAGCAGTAATGGTGTTGTGTTCGGCGAGGCTCGTTGGAATGATAACAGTGCATTAAATGCTGTGTCAACAGGTGCTGGCGAGCCAGCTACTATTACAGCATTGTTGGCTACTAATTATGTAGACGAAGACTGTCCAGATCCAGCACTATATCCAAAAGGAATCTTGTTATGGAATCTACGTCGTTCAGGTTACAATGTCAAGAAATACCAAACAGCTTATGTAGATACACTTGGTACTAACGAACGTATGGCTGGTGCCGCGCAGACAAACTACTATCCAGATCGTTGGGTATCAGCTGCCGCCAACAGCACCCTGGGTGTTGCACAGTTGGGTCGTAAAGCTCAACGTGCAGTTGTATTACAAGAGATACAATCTACCATACAAAGCAACACAGCTCTGCGCTCGCCAGACACAGTTATCTTCAACTTGTTGTCTTGCCCAGGATACACAGAAACTTTCAGTTCGTTGATTGGGCTGAACACGGATAACGGCTTATCAGCATTTATCGTTATGGATCCTCCAGCACGTTTGGCACCAGATGCCACAACATTGAGCAACTGGGGCAACAACACAGGCGGAGCCGCAATTGACGGTCCAGATGGATTGATTGCCACAAACAGCTATGCGGCAATTTATTATCCATGGGCGTTCACACAAGATTTGTTGGGCAACAACGTTGTTGTTCCTCCAAGCCACATCATGTTGCGCACAATTGCTCTAAGTGATAATGTTTCTTATCCATGGTTTGCACCAGCTGGTGTACGTCGCGGTGGAGTAACTAACGCAAGTTCAGTTGGTTATGTAAATTCAGAAACTGGAGAATTTAACACAGTTGCTTTGAACCTAGGACAACGCGATGTGCTAGCAGGAATTCATGTTAATCCAATCACGTATCTTGCAGGAACCGGTTTAGTTGTATACGGACAAAAAACACGCCAATTGGTTGCAAGTAGTCTAGATCGCATCAACGTGGCACGTTTAGTAATTTACTTGCGTTATCAATTGAATCAAATTGCAAAACCTTACATATTTGAGCCTAACGATCAACTTACACGCAATCAGATCAAGAAACAAATTGAATCTCTGATGCTGGAGTTAACAGCGCAACGTGCTTTATATGACTTTATTGTTGTGTGCGATACAAGCAATAATACGCCTGCTCGCATAGATCGTTCGGAACTATGGGTTGATGTTGCTATCGAACCAGTAAAGGCCGTGGAATTCATCTACATTCCAATGCGATTAGAAAACACGGGCGCAATCAAAGGCCTATAATTAACGGAGCATAACAAATGGCAATTTCATCATTATCAAACTTTTCAATTCCAGTAGCAGGCGCAAATCAAGCCTTGCTGATGCCGAAATTAAAGTATAGATTTAGAATTATTTTTACAAACTTTGGTTCAAATAAAGGTACAGTAACTGAATTGACCAAACAAGTATCGGAAGCCGCCCGTCCAAGCGTCAAGTTTGCAGATCAAAAGATTGATCTTTACAACAGCGTGATTCACTATGCCGGTAAGCCAAATTGGGATCCTATTTCAATTAAATTGCGAGACGATGTTACTAACAGTGTTACCAAACTGGTTGGCGAACAGAATCAGAAACAGTTCGATTTCTTTGAACAAAGTTCAGCTGCCACAGCCGGTGATTACAAGTTTACCATGCGTATTGAAATGCTAGACGGTGGAAACGGCGGCGCGGCAATCCAAGTATTGGAAGCATGGGAATGTTATGGTTGCTATCTTGTAAGCACAAACTATCAAGATTTGAAATACAGTGAACAAGGTGCCGCAGGCATTGATCTAAGCATTCAATTTGATAATTGCGCACAATTTGACTTTGGTGATGAATCTGGTACTAAAGAGATTGGGGTGGGCGCTCAAGCAACTACCCAACCTAGAGCAACAGCAGGCGGTGGTACCGTAGTAGCATCTCCTAACGGTTAATATAATAAAACCCGTCTAGACGGGTTTTATTATACACATTCATTAAATGCGTAGTTTATTATTTAGATAAATATTAGTATGGCATTTACACCCACCAACTATCTTAGAAATACATCTGGCACACTACTGCGCGACCAGCGCCATGCCAGCGAGCTGTTTAACCAGCAACAGTTTAGGCTGGCACCCAAGCACAAGTTTCTTTTCCATGTGGCGTTTGGCATCAATCCACAAACTTTAAAAAACCCTCTCATTCTAAATGCACACGGTAAAGAAATCAACATGTTGGTCAAAGCTGTGGACTTGCCCAGCTTTACTGTGCAAACAGAAATGTTAAATCAGTACAACAGAAAAAAAGTGGTACAAGCTCAACACAAACCTGGCGATATCAGTATCAAGTTCCATGATGATAATATGGGCTTAATCAATCAACTGTGGCAAAACTACTACAGTTATTACTATGCAGATTCTACCACAGCCGTTATACCAGGTGCATATTCTAGAAATGCCACACGGGCATTTAGTTCTATCCCGGCAGCATATGGTTTTGATGCAGGCAGTACTGTTCCATTTTTTAGCTATATTAAAATATATCAAATGGCCCGTCACGAATTTGTGTGTTATCAACTGGTGAATCCCTTAATAACCAGTTTTAATCATAATAAATTATCTTACAGTGAAACAGGCCCTAACGATTTTGATATGAAAGTACAATGCGAAGCAGTCAGTTACAGTGTTGGTGCTGTTGATACAGATAACCCAGAAGGGTTTGGTGTAGCACATTACGATGCATTTCCTAGTCCGTTACAAGCTAGCGGAGACCTGTCCAAGTCTGAAGGTGGGCCCAGTTTTGTTACCACTCTAGATAGAACAGGACTTGCCGCAGGCGCACTATCAAATGCATTGGCACAAGTAAACACTTATCAAAACAGTCAAGAATCATCATCACCATTAAGCGATGCGGCTGGATTTTTAGGAGCCGCTGCCGGAGTCGCTGGGGTAATTGGAATTGGTGCCAACTTGTTAGACAAGTTTAGTGACTCAGCCGGCGGCCTAAGTGATTTTAGTTTCCCGGGCGCAAGCGACATTGGCGATGCATTATCATCAGCAGGCGATGCAATATCAGATGCTGCCAGCGGAGTTGGAAATTCCATTAGAGGATTATTTTCATAATGTCAGCTTCTAATATACCAGTAACACAATTAAATAACCCATCACTTGTTAAAACTTTCTTTAACAATTTGACAAAAACTCCTATGAGTTTTCCAGCAGGGCAAATTGATGCAGTTATGGCATTTTTTGTCAAGCGAGGATTTGATAAAACAGGAGCAGGATCTGTTGCAATTATATTGTTAAATCAAGCCCGTACTGAAAACGTCAATGTTTTCACATTGCTGGACACACTCAAAGGCCTTACTGATGTTCAGCTGAGTCAAGTGGTGGCCCAGGTGTTGAATGCCAGCAGAGATAGAACCAGTTTGTTGGGTTACAGAAAAGCACCTACCACAAACACTTACGAAAGTAGAAACATATTAATCTAATATGGCTAAATTCTCTCGCGGCAAATTTGTTATGAAACACCCTGAAAAGTATGTGGGTACAAAGGTTCCTACCTATAGAAGCAGTTGGGAATGGACATTTATGAATTTTTGTGACAACAACAAAAGCGTTCAAAAGTGGGCAAGCGAAGCCATTCAGATTCCCTACAGAGATCCCCTTACTGAAAGACAAACAGTGTATGTGCCTGATTTTTTTATTCAGTATGTGGACAAGCGAAATCGTGTTTTGACGGAACTTATAGAAATTAAGCCAGCAAGTCAAAGCATATTGGAACGTGTGGGCAAGAACAAATTCAATCAAGCACAATTTGTCAAGAACCAAGCCAAATGGACTGCGGCCAATCACTGGTGCAGGCAACAGGGTATCAAGTTCCGAATACTCAACGAAAATGATATATTCAGCCAAGTTTAAGCATAAGTAATTGTATGACTAAAAAACTTGAAGAACTACTGAACCTTCCTGAAAGTAAGAAAATTATCAAGCAGGAAGAGAAAGAACAACGCAAAGCCGAAGTGTCTGCGCCGTTTCTCAGAGACATGGATGAATTTGACAAAATATCTGCGGCACTGCCAGCGGTCAAAGGGCTAGGAGATGCAGGAGATGCAGAACTGGATGAGCTGGCACAAAAAGCAAAAGATGCCTATGAAGACATCATGGATTTGGGCATGAACGTGGAAGCACGTTACAGCGGACGTTTGTTTGAAGTCGCCGCCAGTATGCTGGG